CTTTGCTTTTGCTGTCTATTTCGGCTTTTACTTTTTTGGTTACGTCGCTTTCAGTGATACGTTTCGTAATTTTGTCCATAACAGCTGTGGCCGCGACCTGAGCGGACAGGTTTTGATTCCATACAATCTGACCACCCATCGTACAATCATACCCATCTACTTCAAGTTTCCCACCTTGAACCTGAGACGCCGAGGCCACAATTTCTGTTAGATTCTTTTCCTCAAATTCATCTTGAATGATGGTCTCTAGTTCCTTATTAATCTCCGTGTCCACATTCGTTCTATCACCGAATTGGAAATTTCCAGCCTGTGTTGATTTATCCAGGGCGGCCTTTGTTTTGGCTTTCATGTCCTCCATGACCTTATTTTTTGCTGCACTTAGGGTCGAGACAGAGACTGCGGCACTCGCCGTGACGTCACAGGCCGCGACTTGGTTGACGCTCATATCGCAACCTACGACATTTTTTAATATAACGTTCAAGCTTTGTGCCTGATCACAAGCGGCAGACGCCGATGTCTTTGTTTCAGTCACTGTTTTAGTGAGCATTTTTGTAGTGGATTTTATATTCAATGTATTTTTTATGGATTGACTACCTCCACCACCCATGTCGAATAATATTACTATCTACAGAGAAAAAATATTACATTACAGTATATATATAATAAAATGAAATTACCAAAAAATACAGGTAAGATCGTGAGTTTGGTTGTGATGATTTTGTTAGCCTGGGTTACTATGCGATGGTATAACAATAAAGTATACGAGGGTTATGCGTCGACGGAAAATCCAGTTGTATTGGAAATTAAACAATACATGGACAATGTCGAGGAAATTCACCCATTTATTGTGTACGGGATGGCGAAGAAGTTGTCTAAAGATGACGAGAAATTGACGCCCATATTGGAAGCCGCAGCTGCGGGAGATAAGGAGAAAGTGATGAAACTCGTCTCGGTATTAGCCTAAACACTTAAAGAAAAGTATGATATATAATACATGTATGTCCAATATTTGGTGTTGGTGGTGTTGTCACCCTTTTGAAACGATTCCTTTAGAACTACCTCATAAATACGATACACACAGGAACAAATTTTACACAAGTGGTACTTTTTGTTCATGGAGTTGTATGAAATCATACGCAATAGAAAAACACGGCGTAACTCGGGGGAGTATCATGTGTGGAAATATAGTTACGATGAGACGTAAGCTTTTTGATAAGATAGGATCTATTAAATTTGCACCAAAACGTCAAAGATTAAAAGTTTTTGGTGGAGATTTGGATATAGAGCAATTTAGAGAAAACAATATAACAGACACAGAGCCCATAAAAAAAATAGTAACGGAAGAGATTTCCGACAGAATAATTCCCATTGTTTCAAATACAAATTCTAAGATGAAAGAAATAAAGAATGCATCTGGAAAGAATGAGACTTTGCGATTAAAGCGAGAAAAACCACTCAAACGAGATCAAAACAACTTAGAATCTGTATTAGGATTGGTCATCAAGACGACCAAACCCTAAAAGATTGCGTTGTTTATTTGTAGGCCTAGAATTGGGTACATTTTCAGAATCACTGTGTACCCATTTCTCACCATCATGCGCGATCCATTTTATATTATATTTATCGATTACCTTTCTACACATAACACACGGTATAGAAATACCGTCACCATAGCTCGTGTGTCTACAAACTATTAAGACTCCGTGTTTTCTGTGCAACCACGAGGAGAAATTGTGCATCCGATTACCTCTCTTTAAAAATTCATACCTCAGATTTTTAATGAGTTTACGTTCAGCGCATTCGCGTTGATCACTTTCTACGACGTCATCCACGAAAAAATTTGGACATACGACTCGTCACGATTCTGTTATACGGCTTCATTTATGTATACATCACGCGTCTCTCTTTTAATACAGTTTTTACATACATCACTTCCATATACGTAAGAACACTTTTCACACTCGGTTAAAACCTGTATATTTCTTTTCATAAGTTTGTTTTGAGAATATAACACAAGATCCCTGACTGTATATATTCCATAAAGTACCATTATTTCTAGCGTTGGAAACTTCATGCAATATTATATATTTTTACCCTTATTTATCTTTACGATCTAATCAGATACACTTTGGACACTTAGTTAACAGAATAGAAGCACCATCTATGAGAGATGGGACTGTTTGTTTAAGCATAATTTCACGTTCCGTATCGACATCACCCTCATCGATCGATTCAATAAGTGAGTTCACGAGATCGATAACCAATTGCTTTTTTTCCAACCCACGCATATTTTTTAGGTTCTTCACATCTCTCATGAGCGTTGGTACGAGCGTGAATATGGTCGCGCTATTAATACCCTTTTCCTTGTATTCAGCCGATAATATTTCAAACCGCTTGATAAGCTTGGCGGCATCCTTGGATTTGGTTGTGTACTTTTTTAACACGTCGTCGATCTTCATTTATATAATATACACAATTAATTTCTTTAAATAATATAAATAATGGATACAGACGAGCTCATACCATTTGTCGCTATTTCCATAGGTTTGTCCCACATGATATACCATTTCAATAAGGTTCAAGAAATGGACGATTTAAGTTATTATAGTATAGAATACACACTATCTGGTATACTTGCGAGTGTATTATGGATCGCGTACCAATATAAAAAGGGTGCGAATTATTCAGTTGTGTATTCTGGATTAGGTCTTTTCTTTAGCTTGTATTTATTTAAAAGAGTGTTAAAGGATAGAGCCGATAAATCTGAAAAATACTATGTACACTCTCACGGCACAGACACAGTTTCTACGAGTGGGAAGTCCGCGTCATCACAGACGAGCTCGAGTCAGACTTTCACGATCGGTTAAATCTTTTATGCTGCCCCCAAATTTTAACGAAATGGGCAAGGAACCACCCGATAGATTATCAGCTCTTCAATTTGCAGAGGCTGTAAACGGTCGTGCGGCTATGTACGGAACAGCAATTGGTTCAGTGAATTGGGGTCTTACTGGTTTGAGCATTAGCGACCAATTACAATTTTCATCATTCAAGACGTTCGCGGCGGGTGTGTGTATATTATCTATTCTCTCAGTGATAAATGCGTCTAAGGCGACATTATCACAGGAGGAGTATGAAAAGTTAGTTCTCCGAAATCCTGGGAGGTTGGCTATGGTAATGTTCACCATACTCTATGGAATTGGTCTCAATTAGATTTAAGTCCGTATGAGATATAATATCACACACAAATTTAATCATTTTCATTTTTTCTTCGAATGAAATTGTTCCTATCCTATGTATCATATACGATAAGAGCATTAGCATAAGATATACCGATTCAACTACATGTAATCGTCTCGTTATTTCCATGTACCATATATACGTTTTTAAGTTCTCTTCATTTTACCCAAAAGGTCTTTAGCGCTCGCCGCCGCACTTTTAGCACCCGCCGCCGCACCCGATGCAGCCTGAGACGCACCCGAGGCCGCGCTTTTAGCACCCGCCGCCATCTTACCAGCGACATCGTATTTCTTATTCGTTAAATAGAAACCAATGAGGAGACATATTATCCACATCACGAGTGCTACGTATGTAAATTCACGCGTAGACTTCTTGGTCGTATCTTTACACTGATTCGCCATATCGACGGTCATTGCTGCCGCAGCGAGACCCATGATACCATATATGACCGTGAGAATACCACCTTCGTTTTTGGCCATCTTCAATAGAATGAGCGTACACGGGATGGTGAGAGCTATAGCGAGTGTATACCCGAGGAAATCGTGAATATTTTGGTATTTTTTCCGACTTTCTATGGCGGGGCATCTTTTGAACGTATTTATTCCAATGGCGGCAGTGACGAGATATGCAATACCAAGCATTATTATACCGAATACAACTGGACCACCGATTTCCAATTGTATTTTTCCATCTCTAACCTGGTTTAAAACTTTCTGAGAAACGGCCGCCGCGGGTGCGGCATTTACCGACGCGACATTAAGAGGTGCAACCGTCGTAACATTTGCAGATGTCGTTGGGACTACTTCAGCCATTTGAATATACAAAGAAATTTATTTAGAGAAATGTATTATATTATTAATAATGAAGATACCAGACGTATTATTTGTTAAACATTGCCCAAATTTATCACCTGAAAGAAAGATTTTCCTGAGTAAACATATAAATAGCCGCGTTCCTATAGACGATGTGCGTTGGGTGGAAGATTATAATCACACCGATACATTCGTGTGGTGGTTAAATAAGAAATTAAATTTACCATACGGCGTGAAATTGACGAGTAATATGGTAAAGTCAATAATGATGTGGAAAACCATGGTCGATGAAAATATAGAGAGTGCTATTCTCATAGACGATGATGTTGTTTTTCATAAGGATTGGGTTTCTATATTCGAGAGTTTGCCTGGGAATGACGTGATATTTATGAATCTGGGCTTATGCCTATTTTACGATATAGAGCCGGTAAAAGGGGGTATATACAATATTCCCAATAACGCGGGGTGTGAGGGTATGTATTGTACTCTGGAGTTTGCTAAGGGTATTATGAAAAATTTAAATATTCAACAAGCTGCGGATATTGTTATTCATGGGTATTTGGCTAGTATAAATAAACCTTTATTGTGTTCACCAATATGTCATCAAACATCCGGAATAGAGAACGATGTGACTCTCGACCATGAGTCTCGTGATGGAATGGCTGCGAATTGGGTACAATTCATAAACAATTATAAAACATTACCAAAACTAGATTTTGAAGAACTTTTTAAAGAATTCGATGCGTTTAAGGTTAGAAAAGAGGCCATAGAGTCTAAATTTTTGGAAATATACGGAAAAAGGGTAGAATTAAAACACTACGACTATATAACTAAGAATGGGGAGCATAATTCTGATTTGCTTACTTTTCATTGAATATTAAATGAATGTTAGAATCGCCGTATACACCCGCCGTGTATCCAAACGTCGATAGATCGGACAAGTCTTCATTACCAGCTGTTATATATAATTCTTTACATTTAGATAACAAGAACCAATCAAGATAACACGAGAGTCTGGCCTCTCTGCTATCTTTATTATTTAAAAATACACACTGATACGTGAGAGCCATATCATTATCAAGTGTAATTATCTTATCCGGATATTTTGATTTAAATAGTTCTTTTATCTCTTTACTATCACTCGCTAGAAAGAATTTTTCATCTTTACTTTCGACGACATCCATAAATTTTTTAATCGCGCCATCATTTGCGAAATATGCGGGTTTTATAGTGCCATCTTCATTAAATCCATGACACCCCATAATTTCAGAATCTTTTGAATACGCACCCCGTCTAATGTGAATACCATGAGTGGCTCCATGTGCGTATTTTTCTATCATAGCAGCGAGTTCATTTGTTGGTTCTATGATATCTTTACAGAGACTATGCACATGCTTTAGATACCCTGGATTTATCACTATTTTAAAGTCAAACTTTGGTTCATTTGGGTCGTCCGTGATTTTAATGCCATTAAATTTCACACCTCTTTCAACGTCGAGTAAACTTTTATAAACTCTAGGAAATCCATTCCTTCGTCCATTTGTGTGGTATATTAAATCAGTTAAACATAAAATGACGTTCCCCCATCCCATAGAATCTGGAATGTATAGAGTCGACATTTTATATTTAATGTGTCTTTTCTTTATCTATTTATTTAAAAACTGGATGAGATCCCTTTTGGTTTTCTTTTGCACCCAACCTAAGTTTTTAAGTTTTTTAGCACATATATAATAACCACTATCATTGAACAACCTGTCTTCTACATATTCTATCCATTCATCATAATTTGGTGTTCCGATGATAGATAAAATCATCATTTTAGTTATATCCATTACAGATATCTCTTCATCGGATGCTATATTATATATTTCGCCAGATTTACCCTTATTCCATACAACGTCTACGGCATCAACTACATCATCGACGTGTAAAAATGATCTCTTAACTTCAGCGCTTCTAGTACCGTGTATTGTACACTTTTTACCACTCTTTAAAAGTTTTTTAAATTTTGGGATTAGTTTTTCTGGGTATTGGTTTGGACCGTATACGTTATTACACCTAATAGTTTTAATATTCATTTTATAAGAATCTATATACGACTGACATATCATTTCAGCAGCTGCCTTCGATGCCGAATACGGATTTGTTGGTTTTAATAACCCAGATTCTTCCGTGAAAGGTACATCTGTTGTGGATTCTCCATATACTTCATCCGTGCTAAAATGTATAATTTCCGCGTGAGGGGCGTGTTTTCTGAGACATTCCATGAGTGTATGTGTTCCGTACACATTGTTCATCGTGAAACTTTTTGGATCCGTGAACGAATTATCTACGTGACTTTGCGCGGCGAAGTGAAAAATGGTTTTAAATTTATATTTTTTTACTAATTCCGTGATCAATGTATCATCACATATATTACCATGGACAAAAGTGGATATACCCGGGTTTATATTTTCTATATTTGAACAATAATCAAGTTTATCTATATTTATAAAGTTTAGATGGGGATATCGAGTTTTCATTATATTTATAAAATTGGATGCAATGAACCCACATCCACCAGTTACTAATACGTTTTTATCGTATACAGGGGTTTTATGCGAAACAATCTCTTCAAAGAGACCCATTTATGTAAAGACTGATAATTGTTTTAAGTATTTTACACAATGTTAATGGAAATATTTACCTTTGGGCTTACTTAAGAACGTGGGAAGTAAATCCGTTTTGCCTATTTTAGATATCGCAAAATGTTTAAGAAGTGTACACACTTTATCAACGTCTTCGAGAGTCATCCCATGATGCGCGCCGAGAAGAAATCCGTCTTTCATGATTTTGTCTGCATTTTTATATGCTTTCAAATATTTTCTAAAAGCGGGATGTCGAGTGATATTACCCGCAAACGTAACGCGTGTCTGAACATTGTTATGTTCCATATAGTTGACGAGTTCTAAACGATCTGGACACTGAATAGGCATAGCTAACCAATTTGGTTTGAGTGAGTCATCTGGGAGTGTGTAGTAGGGTACATTTTTAAGATTTTCAATATACCTCTCAATCAATTGACGACGTTGTTTTAAGAATCCATCAAGTTTATCCATCTGTACCAATCCAAAAGCCGCATTCATTTCACACGCTTTGAGATGGTATCCAGCGACGCCGTATAGAAATTTCCAATCGTATGGAATTCCGTCAACAGAGTGATTGAAACGTTCACACGGTTCTTCTATATTATCCCCAATTCTCCCCCAATCACGGAACATGATAGCGCGTTTTAGATGATCATCATTGTTAAACATGATCATTCCACCAATTCCCCCCGCCGTGATGACATGACTCGCATAAAAACTTGTAGTACTTATATCTGTACATTCTGTACGCGTCATCGTATCGGCGGAATCTTCGAATAGTGTAATTCCCGGACACAATTCTTTTATTTTTTCCCAATTGGGTTTAT